TGTGTAAGGGTGAAAGACCCAAAACTCGGGAATAATCCCAAGGGTTGGCCTTTCGACCATCTAAGATCTCCTATCGGAGACTTCCACACTCCTCGGCTTATTTTCTCAAATAAGGAGAGGTGATTCCAATCTTCCTTGTGGATTATAGCCTTAAGGGCTGTCATCTGCAAAGAGAGAGGAAAGTGGTCTGTCGCTGAAGAGAGGTCAATAGAATGGACCTTACCACCTTGCGAAAGGTGTGATTGGATGTGGGGAATTGCACGTGTTTGATCAAACGTACAATCCCAGGGTAGTGATTCGACTACACGATAGATTTCTAGGCCTAATGGCCGTAGAGCTTCTTGGTGTATTCGAAGGGGGGAAGCTATTGATCTTAGCTTTCCACCAGGTTCTTGGAGGAAGTGAATTTCACCTCCATAAGGAATATACTCACTGTCTGTGATACCATCGGTATACTGATGATCTCGCATAGAGTTGAGAAATTCCTTGCGTTTACCTAAACCTTTCAGAAGAGGTTCATACCTCTGAGAAAAGTCGCGGTAAAGTCTCAATCCACCAGAAGTCCAAAATATCTGAATATCATCCAGAATGTTTTGGTCCTGAGGAGTAGACGAACGCCCAAAGAGTCTGGGAGCCCTCTTATCAGGTGAACCCTGATAAGTCACTAAAGGACGAGGATCTTCAGATACTCGCCTTACGCGAATTGTAGAGGAGACAGTTTGGAAAAATGACCTGTGAAAGTCACTATCTAAACCGTCTGATTGTTGTTTGGGATTTATCCCTGAGAGGAACTTATCTTTCTGGGTCTTGTTAAGACCTGGAAGGATGTAGAATGAGTAGGCCATAAAGGCTTGTACACATCTACTAAAGTTCCGATCACTGATTAAAGCCCAGCGAAACAATGAACCAATGACTCCATACACTTCACCTCGTCGATTCTTACGAATCCTCGAGAAGAGAGGTTGGTGGTTACGGGTTCGAATGAGATCTATCTTTAAACTTTTCAGTTTAGCGATAGTCCATTCCACTCCAGAACAATTCTCCCACTTACAGAGTAAGTCATAAAATGGCTTTACAGTGTATTTGGGAATGCCTATTACGAATAAGCGATTCTCAACACCCCCTTGACATTGCTGTAATAACAGCATAATCTTGGTCTCCTTTCGGAGATGGGATTT